GAGGATACGTAGAGAGGGATGGGGTTAAATCATGGGTTGATCCTTGGTTTCCTGGGGTAAGCGTCAGATTATCAAAACCTCACGCACCGAACCTCCCTTTCTATGAGATGATTTCTAATAGCTGGACAGAGGATATGTCTAAGACAGAAGATTTACATACCTATTTAAGACCTTTAAATTATCTAGAGGCAATAAATGGGATAGAGGGTATGACATCTATAAATAGAATTAATACTCACACTTCTGCCGGTTTTGGTCTCAAAGGTAAGAAAAGGAAGTATATGGAATTCTATGAGGAAGATTGCACAGATGAGTCAGGTAAGCTAATGTTCACTCCGGAGATATCCGCAGCTGTACACAAGCTAGAAGAGGAACTTAGAGAAGGTACTATTAGCGCAGTATTTTTTAAGGCTTATCTGAAGAGTGAGGAACCTGTCTCTGATAATAAGCTGAAGATTGGTAAATATAGGCAATTTTATTGCTCCCCTATTACCCACTTAATACTGTGCAGAAAGTATTACTTACCCGTTATTAGGATGATGTTACATAATAGAAACTTATCACACACTTGTGTGGGTATGAATGTATTTAGTAGAGATTGGGACAATCTATACGATAATCTACAGGATTACCCACTAGTATACGATGTGGATTATGTACAACTGGATGCACATATTGGAAAGACTCTACATTACTTCGCTCATGAGGCGATCATCAATCTATGCCGAAGAGGCGGCTACTCCGAAGATGATATCAAAGTCATGCAAGGGCTAGCGGTTGGTTTAATACATTTTGTAGCCATAGTGGATGATGCTATAATTGCACCTACGCAAAGTAACCCATCTGGTACATGTACGACTACCATGATTAATGACATTGTGAATTCATTTGTAAATAGAGCAGCTTACTTTATCAAGGTGGGCTCTTTAGATAATTATGTTAAGGATGTTCAGCACAGGTCTTTTGGTGACGACCTGATAGCTGCAGGTAGAGTTGCCAAGAGTACACCTACCCCAAAAGAGTTCCAAGCTGCAGCTTCATATATGGGCTTCAAGGTCACAGGAGCTGACAAGGATATAGAGATATTGTCTGACAATTACTCAAAGATAGGAGAGTTGTCATTTTTGAAGAGAAAGTTCAAGCCGGTTGAGGACTATCATGGACATGGCAGAGTGGTACTGGCACCTCTAAGTAGACAATCAATACTAAAATCCATCTATTTCCAGAAAACCGATGGAGAAATGAGTGGGGAAGCCCACTTCTTTGAATCTTGTTCCAATGCCCTTATAGAGTTAGGCCAATGGGACGATGAGGGTGTCGAATTATCAGCACAAATCAGAAAGTTCTACAAGGACAATAATGTTACCCCTCACTTAAAATTACCTAGCAAATCTGAGGTGATAGAGCAGGTTATGAAAATGAAGGATTCTGGACTTGTGTGTCCGAGTGACGACTCGTTAAACACGCCTACCTTTATCACTATGAGTGGTAAGGGTAGTCCTCCTGGAGAATATCCTATAAATGAAACAAGACCCTTATTCAATATGGAAAATTCAAATCAACACACAAACAATATCGGAATGAACACCGAAACCAACCCTTCAAACATGTCCTCATCTTCTGGTCAGGACAACGACCCTGTAGATGGTAACAGAAATCTATACACCACGATGGAGTCAGCTCAGGACCCGCTGGACGACGGTCAAGTATCTAAATTCGTGGATCATGAATCCACAGACCACGTGACCACTGGTATTAATCTGGATAATTCTAGACTTAGGATTGTATATGATGATGCCAATCTAGATGCGTACTTTGCAAGGCCAGTTAGAATCTACACCAATACTTGGGCTGCGAATGTCGGCTTAACTGCTACAATCTGGCCTTGGTGGTATTATTTTACAGATGCTAATATCAAAGCCAAATTATCTAATTATGCTTTCATTTCCTGCAAGTTACACCTTAAGATTGTGGTAAATGGTACTAGATTTCACTATGCTAGATGTATAGCAGCCTATCAACCATCGTCTGCTAATATACCTACGCATGATCTAGCTGCGATGTCTGGTTTGCGCAGACAGATGAAGGCCTCGATGCAAATGCATGCGAATATCGAACCAGTCACAAATAAGGTAGTATCTATGTGTCTACCTTTTACCTACCCTACGGATCATATCTTGATTTCTGATGCCCTAGCTAGCCCAACTGTGTTAGGTACGCTTTATCTAACATCGCTGACAAATCTCAAGGATGCGTCAGCCACAGCCACAAGTGGTATCGATATTAGTATCTTTGCTCATGCTACCGATGTATGCCTATCTGGTCTCACCCCTGTAGCCTATTCAGGGCGAGGTGGCGGAGCAACTAGGAAGATTGTATCTTTCGGCTCTGAGCACAACAACGACAGGATGGTGTCTAAGAGCTTGGATCTCGTATCCCAAGCCTCAGGGATACTATCCTCTTTACCAGGTGTAGGTGCTATGGCGAGCACCATCAGTGCAGGAGCAGGTGCGGCTAGTAGATTGGCACAATCTATTGGATTTAGTAGACCACCTCAGTTACATGATATTAACTACATGAAGCAGAAACCATTCTCTTCTATATCGTATATAGAAGGTTTAGATACTGTTGATAAACTAACCTTAGATCCTAAACAAGCTGTAGCATTCGACCCTTCGATTGTGGGACTCGATGGCGGTGATGAGTTAGCTCTTACTAGATTTACTCAGAAGGAGACTTTTATCGACTCTTCTACCTGGGCAACCGGTACTATCGTGGACGCAGTGCTTAAGTACTATGAGGTCTGTCCAACTGTGGGTACAGACGTATCAGGAAGTACATACCAACTAACCTCACTAGGATTCGCGACGTTACCGTTTCGTTTCTGGTCGGGTAGCTTAGTATTTAGATTCGACGTGATTGCGTCAGCTTTTCACACAGGTCGTATCAAATTTACTTATACCCCTACGGTTACGATGGATGTAGCAGAGTTCAACACCCAATATTCTTGGACATTGGATCTTCGTGACTCATCATCCATAACAATTACAGTACCGTGGTGTAATAGTGTGGCATATAGACATATTCCCACAACGTTAACTTCTATGATAGGGAGTACTCCTGTGTTAAACACGTCTACGTCAAATGGTCACATTGCAATATCAGTTGTAAACACACTAACTAGCCCTGATACCACATCTGATGTGGATATATTGTGTTATGTCTCAGCTGGTGACGACTTTCAACTATTCTCTCCTCAAGATAGGTTTGCAAATCTTACACCATTTGCAGCCAGTGGTTTAGCTGAAGAACCAGAGACTAGACAAGTTATGATGTTTGGTCAAATGTCTGATGCTGCAGAGGTTGCTTCTGTGCGAGCTATACATGCAGGCGAACCTATTGTATCATTTAGACAACTGTCGAAAAGGTACAGTAGAACTATCCCTATAGGTAACACCTCACAGGATGCAGTTACCGACTACTCTACATTTCTAGATATGGCGTCTCACAACCAGTACCCCTACTACCCTGGTCAAACAACATCATTCGGAGCTACTGCCACAGACTATAATTACCATGTCGATTCTTTGCTCAACCCTGTAAACTATGGTTCGCTGACGATGACAGGATATATCCTGAGCTCCTTTCTTGGTGTGAGAGGTGGTATGCGCTGGAAGGCTATACCAACACCAGTAAATGTTGATATATCAAGTGTCGTGGTAAACAGATCTAATCCTAATCACGACGACACTATATATTCTGAATCTACGATAATCACTGGTGCCGGATCTTCAAGTTGGGCTTACTCCATGAGGGACAAGAGCTTGGTGTCCTCTGGTGGTTTGCTGACAACTACACACATTCAGAATGGTTTGGAGTATGAGATCCCATATCATTCCCCTCTTCGTTTTGCATTAGCTGATCCCCAGTTTGCAAACAAGAATGTTGTACCTTTCAACTCCTCTGATATTGTACAACAACCCAAGGTGGTTTTAACATCTTTGGGTCAAAATACTCAAACAGGAACCTTTAACAGAGGCATCATGTACGATATGTATTGTGCAACTGCTGAAGACTTCCAACCCCTATATTATTTAGGGCCACCAGTGTTAAGCGTTTTAACGTTTAATGCTCCATAGGTTTTCCTATGACAAAACCCTTGTCTGTTCGAGGCAAGGTACTCTCCACTGGGGAGTTTGTATCTTATGACTATATCTTTTATATGGAATAGCTCATGGGATCAACTACTTGCTGTAGTGCG